GGTTACAGACCCGATGAGTACAGAGAGACAGGCACTGATATTACAGGAGTATCTCCAAATGAAACATTTAATAATTCTTTTAAGAAAAAATTTAAAAGATTTGCAGCACCTTCTGATGAATGGGAAATGGAGTTAAAAAGAAAAATTGGTATGAGAGAGACTGGAACTTCTAGAGGTAATGCCTTATTAAAAATGTTTGGGTTAACACTTATAGAAGAGGAAACATTTGTAGAAGACTACCTAAAAGAAATAGGAATAAAACCTTGGAGTCTACCAAAAGAACCTAGCAACCTTGCATCTGTAAAAAATATAGTAATTGACACGATAAACAGTGTTCTTCCACTTGTTATTATGGAAGCTAAACTTTTAGAAGATGAGTATAGATATATGTATAGTCAAAAAAGTGATTTTTATAAAGACAAGTACTCTGAAGAAGCCTATGCCTACCCACTTGTAGAAAAGTTTATTCTTGGTGAAGTAGCAAATATAAAAGCAGAACTAAATTCTAAAAGATATGGAAGTGATGTCGCTGAAAAATATTCAAACACAAAATCTCTGTATATAACAGCAGCAAAGTATAAGAAACAGTTAAAACCTCAAGACAGAATTATAGCCTACCGTGAGTTTGTAGATTTAAATGGAAGAAGACCAGACGTTACTAGTGTAGAGGATTTAAAAGCATTAATATTAATAGGAAAAGAGTATGAAGATATTTACAAATAAAAAGAGGGGCAACTAAGCCCCCCAATCTAACTACCTATCATCTCCACTTCCCCCTATTTTATTTTCTTTCATCCTCTTATGTATCTTGGCTTGATTGCGACCTGCTATAGTACCAAGAGATAAGTTAAGATCTGTTGCCAGTGCAGCACAGTACCATAGTACATCTCCTATCTCACTAGCAATGTCCTCTCTCCAATTCTCTGGCATATTTTCTAGGCCATCCCTCATTAACTTCTTTACTTTGTTAGCTACTTCTCCTGCCTCACCTGCTAGTCCAAGTGCAGGGTAGGATATTTTAAACTTGTCATCATAGATTGCTGTCGCTTTAGCGTTACTTTGATACGAATTAAAGTCTGACATTTTGTACTTCTCCTTCAACCAATTCTGTGCTTCTGTTTCTAGTTTGTTCATGCTTAGTAACTCTCTTTAAGTTCTCACTGAATGCTTTATTAAAGCCCCTATCCCACTCTCTAAACTGCATAGTATCCATATGGAAGGGGTTGTTTATTCTACCCCTCTTGAAATCATCATAGCCTCTCTGAAATTGAACCTTCAGTGGGGCATCATATTTTCCAAGACCTCGCTCCTTACGTGTTAACATTTTTTGCATGTGTTACTCCTTTGGATTAAGTTTACTTTTTAATTCATCTGTCTTAGTATTCTGTATAGCCTGTACGCATTGTGCCATATGATTGAGTATCTTTAACGAATTACTACCAGTAGACAGTGTTCTTACTACACCCATAATGTCCTCATCCTTTTCGTCTACTTCATACTCCTTATCTTCTACAGTAATCTTCATGTTATCTCCTTTTCTAATTGCTTTTCTAGGTTAGCCATAGCTCTCCATGCTACCTGCGCCCAGTCTTCGTCTAGTAAGTGACGCATCATTGCGTCTAGTTCGTCCTTAGACTTTGTCCTATCCCAGAATAAAGTCTCAGGTGTCTGCCCATGTTGTAAACCACCAACATAAGATATCTTTGCTATCGCTGCAATAGCTCTAGGAAAGTATTTAATAAACCCTGTGTATACAGGTATTGCTTTTCTTTCCTTACTGTCCGTGGGTAATATCATGGTGATCTCCTTATGTTAAGTCTACTATTTCACACACATCTCCTGAACAGGCTAACGTCTGCATTGCTACTGTATTATCTTCTTCCTCATAACTAGATAGTAATGCCCAGTTAATCTTCTTTGGAAGTTTCTTTGATAATGCCTCATATTCTTTCTTAGTGCAATCCTGATATGGTGCTTGTTGATAAGTATGATCAGAGTGTGGTAAAAATGACACACCAGACATCTCATCAAAGTTCTTATACACAAACGCACCAACTTCCAACCATTCATTATCCTTTACTGTAATGGTTACTGATGGCTTATGCTCACACCAATGTCTTTGATATATCAACCACATATCTAACTGTTCAATTGCAGTCATGTCATCCCTAGTCACAGCAGCTTTTGGTGACGCAATAGGAAAACTAAACACAGTTGTACTGTCAGGTTTCATTACACATAGTTCTGCAGGTACACCCTGATCAATCATAAACTGTGTCAGTGGATCTTTGTTATCTCCTCGTACAGTTCTTACATAGTACTGGCTGTGTCTGGCATGTATACCACTAGCACTGTCTACTAATTGTGATACAGTACCAGATGGTTTTACGCACGTGACAGCAGTAGACTGTTGTATCCCTAGCTTCTCAGCCCACTCTTTATTTGTAGTGACAGCAACTAATCTAAGATGATTGAGTGTCTGTTCAAGACCTTTGTTCTTGCTAGTCATCATAGCATTATCCATGATACCTGTCAGTGATACACCAAGTAGGCGTTCTTCTTCTGTGTTATTCTGCCACACCTTACGTAGGTATGGGAACTTGGTAAACGTAGACTGTATAGTACCCAGTATAGTAGCAAGTTCTACCTTCTTAGATAGACTCTTGATATCATCTGTTGCTCGTACAACTATTTCTGTTAGGTTGCAAAATTGGTATGGTCGTAATATTATCTCAGAACAAGGGTTGCAAGCAAACTCCCAGTCAGCATCTCGTCTGCCATTCCTAGCTGCTTGTTTCTGTGCAGCCTGTCTGTTAAAGATACCACGCTCACCTGACTTAGACTCTACCAGTGCAGTCCACTCACGTAAGAATGTCTCCATGTCGGGCTTCTCTGTATAGCATACGCTGTTATTTGACAACGCTCTATGAGGTGCAGCTTCCCACCAGTTACCTGACTTAGCATGTCTCATACGGTCATCACTTAAATTTGACAGGCTGATCATAGCTGACCTACGTACACCCCCAACAACAACTATCTCACCTATCTTACACATAATGTCGTGACACTCTATGCTTGACAGCTTACGAGTCTGTGCTGTCTTAAACGTGCCAACCACAAACATAAACAGATCTATCAAAGGTGCAGGGCCAGATGCTCTACCACCAAATGTTTTTAACTTAGCTCCTGCAGGTCTGACCAGTGTCACATCCCACTTGGGTATCTCTCCTGCCCATAGTAATGCAAGCAGTTGTCGTAATGCTTTTGCCCATCCTTCTTTACTATCCTTAACTACTATAGTCGTATCACTATTATATAGTGGTGGTATCTCAGGTAGCTTAGAAACATACTGCCTCTCCACACTAAAGCCTACACCTGTACCACAAAGTAATACAAACATAGCCTCATCAAAACTCTTTGGATCATCTACAGGTAGGTAGCTACAGTTGTATCCTGCTGTGTTATCTCTGTCTAGTGCAGGCCCAGCCGTCATCATTGCCCTCATAGATGGCATTACAGACAGACTAGCTACAGCATCATAGAGACTTTCACGTAGGTTGGTATCTAAGTCATAGCCTATCTTGTCAGCCATGTAATCAATGTACCTGCCTACAGTTTCTCCCCAGTTCTCTCGTCTTTTGTCTTTGTCTAACCATCTTGCGTAACGAGATGTATGTATGAACGCTTGATAGTCTGTTGGTAAATAATTGCTCATGTTCTACTCCACTAATACTCTAATTGTTTCTATTTTCATACCATCTATATCATAGATAAATTCATGTAGTGCTTCTTTAATCTCTTGATCTACAAACCCATCAACAGGTATAGGATACTCGTCTTCGTCTAGGTTTAAAGCTAATAATACTTTTACTCTCATGTTAACTCCTAATGAAACTTCAACTGTATCACATTGTCTTCACCAGTTTCGACTGTAACAGTGTTGTCTATCTCTGAGTGTTTTTGTTTCAGCACTTCGTTTGTATAAGTATACAGCATCTCCCTGAAATCGTCGTTCTCTTCCATCAAAGGTATACAGGAGCTTACCAATGTACTCACAAACATTAAGTGATCGTAGTCCTGTGGGTCTAAGTTATTTTCCTGTGTCGTTATAGTACCTATCTTTAATTCACCTGTCCATAGACCATCGTCATCTAGTAGGGGTGCTAGTCTAATAATAAAATCGTTTGGTTCAAAGTCTAAGAATATTTTGTCATCCATGTTATGCTCTCCTTGTTTTCTTTAGTGGGAAAGGTATAACACTTTTGTCTTGTAGTTGCCATAGTGTGTCAGGTTTTTTTGTTTGTTCTTTTAGCCACGACTCAGGAATAATCCTATCGTGATATAAGAAGTTATTCTTTTCACACCAACTTGCATACGTACCCTTTGCACCCTTATTTAGTTTTCTTTTACTGCTCTCAAATACAAACCTAATGTCAAGGTTTGGATGTTGTTTCTGTATAGCCAGATGTTTACGCCTATCTGCTTGCACAAAGCGACCCTTAACTTCTATTATAATACCATTAGGTAACAGGAAGTCAGGTGTATATGTTCTATACATCAAGTCTTCCCACTCTATCTTAAAGCATTCATACCTAAAGTCT